CAGTACCATGAGTACATGGAACACCTTTAAGCATCTCAAAGCCTTTCACTTCAAGGTGGCCCATTACAACATCTGCTGTACTTTCGGCTAACATCTTATGGTTATATTCTGCATTCTCTTTATTGATCCAAGGAAGCATTAGGAAAGTAGTATTTCCAATTGTAAGATGTTCTGCTTTATCTTCATACAAATTAAATTGTTTGAAATCATTTGTTAATAGATTCATGCTATTAACTTCATTGGTATTCGTATAGTAGATATCATGATTACCAATTAAACAATGGAAGTCTATATCACGGTCTGCTAAGTGTTGGAAGAAGAAACTTCGGCAACGCTGTAAGCTTACATAGTTGATATACTTTCTGCGATCAAAGGTATCACCAAGATCGAATACTGTTGTAATATTATGTTCGTCCACATAAGGAAAGAATACTTCCTCAAAGAATTTTCGTTGTACTTCATGGAATACACGGCTGTCTCCTCTTGCACCGAAATGTAGATCAGTGACGATTGCAATTTTCATATTAGTCCTCGCTTGTACTTAAGTCAAGCTTGTTATTTTTGGCTGTTTCAATCATCTGCTCTTCTCTAAGTTTATTAACGTTGTCAACCCACTGCATAGTAGCTAACATTTTGTTGCGCTGTTTTGTAATTTTTGCTTTCTTTGTAAGAGCACGATCGTACTTCATTCTTGAAACATGGTCTTTATATACTACACCGTTGAGATGGTCTAACTCATGCATAAAGCATCGAGCACCATAACCTTCGAGTAGTCCACTTTGTTTTTCGCCATTCTCATCTAACCATTCTGCCTGAACAGTTTTTGGTCGTTTAACGTGGAGGAATACATCTGGGAAACTCAAGCAACCTTCAACTTCAAGTTCAGTATCGTTGTCGAACTCTAAAACTTTAGGATTGATTACCATAATAGCAGTATCTTTTGATTCTCCCATAACAAAGCATCTCATATCTAAACCAACTTGACAAGCAGATAAGCCGATACCTTTGCGCTTCACCATCATATCAACCATTTGTGATTTTAGATCTGCAGCATCTTCAAATATTTGCTTGACCTCTTCAAAATCAAAATCCTTTAGCTCTTTGTTAAGAATAGGATCGGGGTAGTATACTAACTTCATAATTTACCTTCTTCTCTCATTTGTGCACGAATAGATGTTGCAGATATCTTATGGATATCTTCGCCAAGGTCATGTTCTGTAAATGTGTAACCTACTCCACGACCAAAGCTAATGTCAACAATATTCGGCACCTCTATAATTAAGTACTCACGGCCATTTTCATAACCATGTTCTCTTAGTCCATTTTCAATACCTTCAATAGTTTGTATCATACCAAACGGATTATCGTCCTGTTTGGCTGTACGCCCTGCTCCAGCATCACCTTCATATTTAAAAACGTCTCGTACCATTATAACAACTTGTCCCGTGATTGTCAAGGCTTTTTTAAATAATTGTGTGTGGCCATCATGCCAAGGCTGCCATCTGCCTAGCATCTGAACCGTTGGCTTTTTATAATCAAAGAATTCTTCTGGATTAATCATTTCCCTTTACTCCAAATTTAATATGATTATACCATAGCCTTTCGTGGCCGTAGTATAATACAAACTTAATAACTATATCAGCAAGAAATACTGCACCGACTGCCTTAGTTGGTAATCCAAAGTATAAGGCTATTAAGGCTGTTGTAATACTTGCTATAAATCTCCATGTCACTGCTTTCGCTAAGTGTCTCGCTTTTGTTACTTTCTCACTCATTAATCTTCCGTGTCTAACTTAAAAGTAGCTCTAATAATTGCAGCCGTAGTAACATGCACATCAGGTCTAAATGTATGTACAATGTGATCTACTGAAGTTGGCTTCTCAAAGATCTTATTAGTATCTTCAAAACGACCTTCTTTAATTGTATCCATCCAAACTGAATAGTCTGGTGCAAAATCAACACGAGCTTTCTCAAACGGACAAACAAAGTCTGTAATAGCAAACTTACCAGCTCGAACTACACCTTCCGATAGGAACTTCATTCTCAATGCTTGTCTCATACGACCTTCATCACTAAAATCCCAGTCGTCATATTGTTCTCTTACCTGGTCAGCGTTTATCCAAACACCTCCAAGCTCTTTTGCCAATGGTTCAGCAAGATAACTCTTACCAGATCCTGGCAGACCAAAAATCAAAATCTTCTTCATTACTTTTCTTCCGGTTTTGTCTCGGATGGTGGTTGCTTCTTAAATTTCTTTTCAAAGTCATCTATAAATCTGCTTATATACTCAGGCGGTTCGTTCATTGTGATAGTAGGGCCTTCGCCAGTATCAGCAAGGATGCTTTGAGTTAGCATGTTTTGTGATGCTTTAAACTTGATATAGGTTTGCTTCTTCTCTTTTTGTATTCGTCTTAGAAATGCAAACCAAATAATCTGTGTAAAATATGCAAATGGGTTTTGGGATTTCTCAGGATCAAAATTGTGAAGGTACTGTAAGCAATTCTCAATTCCGTCTGATATCATTTCTTCTTTATATGAGTAGCCTGAAAAGTTTGGTTTGGTTGCTAGCCTCGTGCCAATCAATAGAATGCACTTTCCAATGTATTCAGGTACTTGTGGGGCTTTTTCTCCTGAAGCTTCAGCGTCGTTACATAGTGTTCTGTATGCTACTAATGCTGCAAGCAAATCAGGATTGTTCACGTAGTTGCGTTTTCTCGCCATTATTGAATCCTTTTAATGTTTATTCTATAAAGGTATAAGCTCTATAGGGTTATGTTTCTCAATTCTTTAAAGGTATAATTATAACACACTTTTGAGGGTTTGTCAACACTTATTTTATCTTGTTAAATTAAATGAAAATAAATGAAAAAAACAGTTGACAAATGGTACGAAGTATGGTATAATAAGGTTATCAACCTTTAAGGCACATAATAGTTGTACTAATCAAACCTCTATAGTATAAATCTTGTATGCAAATTGTTCTGTTCCGTAGATTTCAATTCGCTTCTTAAAATGCTTCAACGTGTAGTTCTCGAAAGAGCCGACCGATAGGTCGTCCGTTATATCATATAGAGTAGCTTGCTCCGAGTCCTCAGCCTTCCTTAAAGTTCTACCAATTGATTGTAGCACCTTAATTTCAGATTTTGAGCCAGTAGCAAATATCACATTATCCAATCTTTTCAAATTAACACCCGTAGAGAATACTCCGTAGGAAGCAAGTATGTCATGTCGCTTCTCTGGGTCATTTTCTATTAAGTGTCTAATTTCTTCTCGTTCGGTGCCTTTAGTACCACCGTAGATAAAATGTAGTACACGACCTTCCTTGCGAAGCATCGGTTCAAGCACCTTACCATGTTTTTCAACTAAATCAAACAGAACTAGGTTGTTCTGTCCCTTTAGAGACCATAACAAATTTCTTATAAAAAGATTTCTCTTTTCATTATTAACAATAAACTCTCGTTCAGCTGGCCATTTCTTTGTGCCATCTAAATTCTTGAGCGCATCTTTAAACTTCTTGCGGGTTTCGACACTATGGGATAGTACGATCGCCTTCACTTTAAAATCAGCAACGGTTCCTTTATCCATGAGTTCTTTTGTATTCACAAATCGTTTGACTTCGCCAAAGCAACCTTCTAATACAAGCCGATGTGTTTTACTTTCAGCTGATTTCAGTGTACCAGTAAATCCATGACGATACTCACAGTCTGTTAACTTTTCCATAATAGTAGTTAAACTTTTAGATTGAAACGTATGTGCTTCATCTCCAAGTACAACTGCAAATTGGTCGAACCAATCTTTTCCTAATTTTACTAGTGACTGCCATGTTGAGATAACAATCGGTGAGCTTGTGTTTTTATCAACACCACCTTGAATAGTATAGATATCGTTTTCGTCACAACCATAATCTACAAAGTCACCTTTCATTTGATGTACTAATGAGATAGTTGGAACGATAATTAATGTACGATGGCCAAAAGCTTGGAAGTAGTGTTGTTGAATCAAATAGATTATTAAAGACTTACCAGATGATGTCGGTGATAGAGATAAAGATCTACGCTTACGCAAAGCGTTAAGGACATAGTCGTTTTGATAGTCTCTTGGTAGAAATTTACAATTGATTTCTTTAGCGAGTTGTACAGGGTAGTCATCATCAAAATCCTCGTCTAATCCTATATGATCTGGAGCAGATAAGAAATATCCACGATCGTCACAGAATTTTTTAATGTGTGGGTAAAGGCCAACGTAGATAGTTGGTCTCATAGGTTGGAATAGTCTAATAATACCATCCCACATTCTATTCTTATAAGCAGGAACGAATTGATAACCTTCAGGCCTAAAACTAAAGTGCTCAGATAATTCCATGAGTGTGCCACTGTCTGCGACAATTTTCATATGAACCGAATTAATCGGCTCGATCGTTATCTGTTCGCTCATTATAGTTTAACCGCCAATATTACAAGTATTGCAGTTAGTAGAATATTTGTGAAAAAGATGCCGATCGCTAATATAGTATGATACCATATCCATCTTGTTTTGTATGCGTTTTCGATAGTAACTTCGTTTGGGTCTGTATCATCAGCCATTACATCAATGACCTTTGGTTCTGCTTCTGCAGCACGGTCTAAAGCTTGTTCAGTAAGGGTAGCTTGTGTATCTTCCCACTGACGGTTAGACTCTAGTTTCCAGCCCCATTCTAAAAGTTTATCCCACACTGATCGTTCACCTTTATTCATTGTATATTCCTATTTATTAATAGTCTCCTGATTGGAATTTAAGCATATCAATCATATTCTTAATGATAAAATTACGGCTGTGAATTGTTCTAATAATATCTTCAAGATAATTTGAATTTGCTGAGTGGTAATCAATCGTTAAACTAAGCTTAATAATATCTTTGTCTGATTGAATATATTTGTCTACATCTTGACGTAATACTTTTAAACGAAAAGGCTTCCAACCATTATCTTTTAAATCTTCTTCAGCCATACTTCCGTCATAGTATTCACGCTTAAGACGCTCAAGCTCTTTATATTCGGCTTTTAATTTTTTAACACGTAGCACTTCCCTATAGAAAAGGTTGTAGTACTTGCTGTGTAATTGAGGAATTCTTTTAGATTCACCAACTAGATTTGTTTCGTCTATTGCTGAATCAGCTGCCCATAGAGAGGCAATATCATTTGTGTCCATTATATACTCGCTTGTTATCTATAAAGGTTAATTATATCACGTTTTGTGGTATTTGTCAACCCCTTTATGATAATTGCTTAATATCAAATTGGTCGTATCGTATGGTTACTGTTGCTTCAACATAACTAACGTCAGCATTACTTAAGTCTAAACTTACTGGTGTAATACCAACAGGGAAACAATTTGTGAACGTAGCTTCAATATTTGGATTTTTCTGTGAGTTTAGAATTACGACAGAGATATCTGAAGTCAGACCATCAATACTTTTATTTAGTTTATCATATGACTCTAAAGTTTCTGGAGTACCAAAAGCTCTTAACCAACTATAGATTTCAATATAGTTGCTCATGTTCTCGTCTACGATGAAAGTCAAATCTAAATCAGCATAAGAAATGTGATCACCAACACTATAAAAAGAACGCAGTGGCGTCTCGCTCTTAACAGCGTTTGTAGTTACTGAAGGTAATAGAACCTTATTAGAAAAGAATTCTACGTGGGGCAACCTTTTGACTTGGATTTTAAAGCCACCAGCAGATAAATAGTTATTAATCATAATGTATACCTTTAATTTGATGTATACGCTTATTTATTAAAAAGGTGACTATAACATGTTTAATCCCAAATCTTTCAACTTTGAAGTCGACACTGCAGACCTCTCAATCAATGAAGTAACTAATCTTCATAACATATTTTTCGTCTCTAAAGATTACGACTGGTGGTACGAGGTTTTACCTGATGATGTCGTAGTTGACATTGGCGCTAGTGTAGGAATGTTCTCAGCTAAAGCTTTAGACGCTGGTGCTAAGAAAGTTTATATGATCGAACCAAGTAAGAAGCTTTTAAAAACTGCGGTCAAGAATGTGTCCGATTATATTATAGGTAACAACGAATTACCAAGAGTCGTTCCAATCAACGCAGCAGTCGGCCGTACTGATATTGATCTATCCAACGTATATGGTAATAATGAAGTAAAGCTAATGAGCTTATTAGAATTCTGTGTAGATTTTGATGTCGAACAAATTGACTTCTTAAAAATTAACGCAGCTGGTGCAGAATACAATATCTTACACAGAGATATGTTTGATTTTCTAGGAACTAAGGTTCGCCATATAGCAGTACGTTGCCATTTAGATGCTCAGTATGGTAGTATAGATAAATTCAGAGAGTGGCGAGATACTGTGTTAAATCCAATGATTGCACTTGGTAGAGTTTACGTTCAAAACGATACGTATATTGAAAAGATTCAAAGCGATCAGTTCGCCGAACTAATGCCAAAAAGCTTTATGTTGTATATTAAGAATTGGTAGAATTACCAGTTGTGTATGTTACCAGCTATAATAAAGAAGCAGGTGATAAAATTAACAAGAACAATAACAGTTCGTATTAATGCTATCATATCT